AGCGGATGAAGTTAATCCAAACGATTGCGCGAAGGAGCCGCACAGTATCACCCATATTTGCGACGCGCTCCGCTACTTCTGTGTGTCGCGCACACTTCCGGCGCAGGTTCTACAAGAGCAGATAGTGAGAGACGAGTTTGACGATGTTGGAGAGGACTACGAGGACACCATGACGGGCGGCGAAGCAACCGCGAGTTACATCGGATATTAAGGAGGACTGAATGACAGCATATTGGATTGTATTGATTCTATGCGTTGCGGCGGTTGCCGTAGACGGATATCTGATAGGCAAATTGTGGGATTCCCACAAGCAATACAGCAGGGTTGTTGAGGAACACGAGCGCAACATTGTGTGCCTATCGGACGCGCTTGTAAAGACCAACAAGAACGTGGCAGACCTCACGCTGAAATTCTCCAAGGTTGAGGAACTGATTGACGCGGCAAAAGAGCATGAGCAGGAGGCGGCGAAGTCTGAAAAGCAGTTTCAAGACGGGTTCGCAAGCATCATGGGGTACGACTTCAACGTAGCAATGGGAAAGAAGAATGGCGATGGCTGAAACAAAAAAGAAAATCACCGCCGAGAAGATATGGAAGCTCTACGACAAGGGGCTGAAATTCAACGGCGCCATTGACCTGACCGACTGCGTAAAAGCAAATGAAAATATGTTTATCGGGAAGCAATGGGAGGGTGTTGAGAGCAACGGCCTGCCAACGCCCACGTTTAACTTCCTCAAACAGATTGTTCTGCATCAAGTGGCAAGCATCACTTCGGACAATATTGCCATGTCAGCGTCACCGCTTGCGGCGGCGGCAAACGACAAGGGCATGGAGCAGATAACCGCCATTGTGAACGACGAATTTGTTTCGCTGTTTGAGCGGAACAAGATAACGACCTTGATACGGGAGTTTATGCGCAATGCCGCCGTAGATGGTGACGGCTGTCTGTATTCTTTCTGGGACGATGATGAGGACTGCGTAAAAACAGAGGTCATAGAAAATACCCGTGTGTATTTTGGAAATCCGAATGACAGGCGGGTGCAGACCCAGCCATACATAGTCATAGCCCGGCGTGAAATGCTGGACGCGGTAAAGGAATACGCAAGCGACCACGGCGCGGTGCAGGACGTTATAGACAACGCGATAAAGCCCGACACCGACGAGAACAACAGCGACATGGACAGGCTCGTAGACGATAAATGCACGGTGCTCCTGTATCTGTACAAGAACAGAGACAGCGGCACCATTCACGCGGTAGAGAGCGTGAGAGGCACCATCATCCGCGACGAATGGGATATGGGCATCAAGCTGTACCCGATTAACTGGCTGAATTGGGACTATGTGCAGGACTGCTACCACGGTCAGGCGCTTATCACGGGGCTTATTCCGAACCAGATGTTTGTCAACAAGGCATACGCCATGTGCATGATGTCTCTAATGATGTCGGCATTCCCAAAGACTGTCTTTGACAAGAATCGTGTAGACAAGTGGTCAAATCAAGTCGGTGCGACTATTGGCGTTAACGGCGACGTTACGAATATAGCGAAGATTATTGAACCGGCGCAGATATCCCCGCAAGTCTCGCAGTTCATCGAGAGCGCGATACAGAACACGCAAAACTTCACAGGCGCGACTTCTGCGGCTTTGGGCAATACAAGGCCGGACAACACAAGCGCAATTATAGCGTTGCAGAGAGCCGCGTCCATCCCGTCCGAAATCACGAAGCAAAACCTTTATCAGTGCGTGGAGGACTTGGGGCGCATCTACATAGAGTTCATGGCGAATTACTACGGCAAGCGGGCAGTAGACATGGCGGTGACTGATGTTCTGCCTCCCGAAGTGGCGCAGTTTGCGGGCGTTCCTGCGACACAGCAGATGCAGGTCATGTTTGATTTTGGTCAGCTCAAGGGGCTGCCCATGCTGCTGAAACTGGATGTTGGCGCATCGGCGTATTGGTCTGAAATCGCGTCTATGCAGACGCTGGACAACCTGTTACAGCTCCAGAAAATCGACATTGTGGACTATCTGGAACGCATCCCGGACGGGTACATAGCAAAGCGGCAAGAGCTTCTTGCCAAATACAGGGCGTTGCAGCAGCAGCCCTCCCCTGCCATGCCCCAAATGGGCGGCGACCAGCCGCAAAGCGCGGAGGGCGATATAGCCGACACAGGCCAGGCTGCCCCGATAGAGGGCGGCGGCGGGTACAAGGCGCTCCAGCGCAAGGTGAACGAAACCCACGAAATCCCCGCTTAAACAAATACCCAGCCCGCGCCAACCATAGCGCGGTTGTAAATACATCTCAATCGCCCAACCATAGGCGAGAAAGGACTACTCATGGATGAGAAAACCAATCTTGAAATCACAGACGGCGAAAGCTGGGACGACATCGACTTTTCGGACATCGTCAGCGATGGCGAAGAAACGGAAACGGGAGCCACGGCAGAAGCCAACGGTGACGGAGAGGCCGCAGACGGTGGAGAAGCAAACCAGCCGACCCACGACGAAGCGGAGCAGGCAGACGGCGCAGAAACCGCAGAAGATGCAAAGCCGGATGAAAGCAACCAGACTTTCACCCTAAATTACCTCGGCGCGGAAAAAGTGGTGTCTAAGGACGAAGCCGTGACCCTTGCACAAAAGGGCATGGACTATGACCGCATTAGGCAGAAGCACGAAGATACGCTTTCGGAGCTGGCCACGGCAAAAGACAAGCTGGCGTTTTTTGAACAGATAGCGGGCAGTCGAGGAAAGACGCTCGACCAGTTCATAGACGAAGTAGCGGCAGAACAGCTCGCCGCGCGTGAGGGTATAGACCCCGCCGTGGCGCTGGGACGTGTGCAGATAGAACGAGAGCGCAAGCAGCTTGAGGCTGAAAAGGCGAAGCTCGCCAAAGGCGCAGACGAAAAGGCAACGGCAGAAAAGAAGCGGCAGGCCGACATTGAGGCGTTCCAGAAGGAATATCCGGATGTGTTTGCCAAGCTTGCCACCGACAAAAACGCTATTCCCGCCACCGTGTGGGAGGACGTTAACAAGGGTGAAACCCTTGTGGCGGCTTATGCCAAGTACGAACGCGCACAGCTAAAAGCAGAATTGGAACGTGCCAAAGCCGAAGCGGAGCAGATAAAGCAGAAACAGATAAACAAATCTCGCTCCACAGGCTCACTGTCAACCAAGGGCGCAGGTTCCGAACGGGACTTGATAGATATGCTCTGGGACGAAAACTGAATCACATGAGCCTTGTAGGTAGCGAGCCGATATAAGAAAGGACAATAAATTATGGCTACCTACAATCTCGCTACTAAGTATGAAACCAAGCTCGACCAGCGGTTCACCACTGGCTCATTCACTGACAAATGGACTTCCAACCAGTACACTTTTGACGGCTCCAACGCCATCAAGGTGTGGACGCTCGGCAAGGCAAACATTAACGATTACACCCTCACCCCCGCCACCGGCAATAGCCGCTTTGGCGCTATCCACGAGGTTGAGGACGAAATCAACACCTATCAGCTTCTCAACAAGAAGTCGTTCAATGAGAGCATCGACGAGACCAACGTACAGGACCAGATGTTCATTAAGAAGTCCCAGGCGCTCATGAAGCAGTTCTGGGATGAGCAGGTTATTCCCGAAATCGACAAGTACCGTCTGGGTGTTTGGGCGAACGGTGCTGGTCTGGGCGTTATAAACGCAACCGCCCTCACCAAGACCACCATTGTCGAGGCTATTCTCACCGGGCATGCCGCGCTGAACAACAAGCGCGTTCCCCATGCAAACCGCGTGTGCTTTGTCACGGAGACTATGGCGATTGCCTGCAAGCTGGCTGACGAGCTGAAGTACAACGATGCCGCCGTCAACAATCAGATTGTCAACGGTCAGATAACCACCATCGGCGGCTACCCCGTTGTGTCTATTCCCGATGACCTCATGCCCGCTGGCGTTGAGTTCATGATTAAGTACAAAGAGGCTTCTGTTGACCCCATGAAGATGAAGCTCCTGCGTGCTATCACCAACTCCGAAAACGTCTGCGGCACTCTGATGCAGGGTCTGTGGCGTTATGACAGCTTTGTGCTTGCCAATAAGTGCAACGGCATCTACGTCTACTCCAAGTCTGGCGTTGTGGCAACTCCTACCGGCGACAACGGCACTACCGCCTCCGGCAAGGTAACTCTTGCCTGCTCCACCGGCGGTTCCACCATCAAGTACACCGTGGACGGCTCCAACCCCAAGACCTCCGCGACCGCCGCTACATACTCTGCCGCGTTCACTTCTCCCGCGGCTGGTACTGTTGTCCGCGCTTATGCAAGCGCGTCCGGCGCTATCAACTCCGCAATATTCGAGCTTACCATCTAATCATCAGCATAAGGGGCAGAGTTCTTCTCTGCCCCATTTTTCAAAGAAGGGGGTAATTCCCTATGTCTACTACGGCAAAGCGCGTGTTTGACCTTGCAATCGCCCTTATGGACGAAATGAACGAGAACACCGGCGCAACAGATACAACCGACACCAAAGAATACAGACTACGGACACCGAACATTCTGAATGTGCTGTGCGGTGAGCTGTACCCGTATTCAGATACATATACCCTCAACGCTGACGGGACGCGCCCCGTCTGCCCCGTTATAGAAACCATCGACAGCACGATAGGGCTTGACGATACGCTTTGCACAACCGTACTTCCCTACGGCCTCGCGGCGCACTTGCTTTTGGGCGAGAACAACGTCATGGCGGGCTTTTTCAACCAGCGGTATGAGGAAATGCGCGAGAAGCTGAAAAACGCTCCTGCGTCGTTTGAGGCCATCACAGACGTTTACGGTTTGAGCTACACGCCGTACAACAATTTTGGGCGGTGGTGATATGGCAAACATAAACGCGTCGCAACAGGAAGCCACTTTTCAGATAAAACGCTGGCTCGGTCTGAACGAGAACCCGGACGGCGATATCTCGCTAAAAATGGGTGAAGCCGCCGAAATGCGCAACTTCCGTATAACGAAAGAGGGGCATTTACAGAAACGCCCCGGCTATAAAACCGTGGCAGACCTCGGTGCGGGGTGCAAGGGCTTGTGGAACGGCAACGTGGGCGGTACGGAGTACACCCTTGCGGCGGCTGGCGGCAAAGTCTACAAGCTGGATGTTTCCGCAGGTACGAAAACCGAGCTGGGTTCTGTTGCCGCTGACGTGCGTGTGTTCTTCTTCCCCTACGGCGGCAAGGTTTATATCCTTGATGGGTCTGAATATCGCTCATGGGATGGCACGACCTACGCCGTGGTTTCCGGCTATGTGCCGTGCGTCTATACCGCAACGCCACCCGCTGGCGGCGGTACGGCGTATGAGCCGGTTAACAAGCTGACGGCAAAGAAATCGCAGCAGTTTTCCGCAGACGGCACGTCAACTGTGTATCAGCTTGCGGAAACAGGGATAGCAAGCGTTGACAAGGTAACTGTAAACGGCGCAGAAACCACCGCATACACCGCAGACCTCGCAACCGGCAAGGTAACGTTTACAGCCGCGCCCGCAACTGGCATCAACAATGTGCAAATCTGGTGGACTGGTTCTGCCAATGACCGGGCGAAGATAACCGGGATGCGGTTTGCGGAGCAGTACAACGGCACGACGGACAACCGCGTGTTCCTGTACGGCGACGGTTCAAACGAAGCCGTGTACAGCGGCATAGACGTTAACGGCAAGCCCACGGCTGAATACTTCCCCGATTTGAATGTGATGGCGGTGGGCGACAGCAATACGCCGATAACGGGAATGTGCAGGCAGTTCTCTCGGCTGATTGTTTTCAAGGCTACATCCACGTTTTCCATAGCGTATGCCCCCATCACGCTGACGGATGGCACAGTGACGGCAGGGTTTTATGTGACCCCGGCGAACAGAAACATCGGAAACGAAGCTCCGGGGCAGATAAGGCTGATAACCAACTATCCGTTTTCCCTCCACGGCGGCGGTGTGTATCAGTGGAAAAACGGCTCAAACGGCTTGACTTCCGACGAACGGCAGGCAAAGCGCATTTCACAGAGAGTGGAGAACACGCTTTCCGGGTTCACATTCAGCGACTGCATCACGTTTGAGAACGAGTACAAGCAGGACTATTACATCGTGTGGGGCGACCGCGCTGTTATTTATAACTACACATCCGACACATGGTTTGTGTACTCTGCGTTCCCCGCCACGGCGTTTGTCATGGTCGGCAACGAAATGTACATCGGCACGGCAAGCGGTAAATTCTGCCACGTTTCAAGGAACTACAAGAGCGACGATGGCGCGGCGATAGATTGCTACTGGCGAAGCGGTTCAATAGACTTTCAGCGCGAATGGCAGAGAAAGTTTTCAACGACAATTTGGGTCAGCATCAAGCCGGAGAGCAACGCCCGTGTTACCGTGACCGCGCAAAGCGACAGAAAAAGCGGGTATCTGGAAACCGTTGTTGCGTCCTCGCTTGCGACATTTACGGCGGCGAATTTTGCGCATTGGAGCTTTTCCACCAACCGCAGGGCGCAAGTTATCCGTGTTCGGCTGAAAGTCAAGAAATTTGCGCTGTATCAGCTCATTTTCCAAGACGTTTCCAATGACGCGACTTGCACGATATTGTCAACAGACTTCCGTGTTGCCTACACGGGCAACGTGAAATAAGGAGCGATTATATGGCATTAACCTCACTGACCGACAACCTCAACATTGTATCTGCTCTTGACGACGAGCCGAACGATGTCGGAGGTCTGTCCGCAACAGAACTCAAAGCAAAATTCGACGCGGCGGCAAATCTGATTAAGACGTATCTCAACGGGACGCTCCTTCCAGAACTTGCCGCTGCCGGCATTGACAGCATTACACGGTCTGCCGACCTCTCTACAATTAAATACATCCGCCTTGGCACGGACAATACCCTGCAAATATCCCCCGACAATGCGGCGTGGACAACTATTGCATCTTCCGGCCATATCATCTACGACAAGGACGGAAACGCCCTCACGCAGCGCTCCCGGCTGAAATTTGCCAATTCCGTTGTCTCGGATGATGGCACATACACCATCGTCAACGGCATCAAGGGCGACAAGGGTGACACTGGCGCGACTGGCGCGAAAGGCGACAAGGGAGATAAGGGTGATACCGGCGCAAAAGGCGACGTTGGCTCTGCGTGGTACCCCACTGTTGACGGGCTGGGCAACATCACTTTTGCGCTGTCCGAAACCGCCACCCCTCCCCCCATCTACAACATCCGCGGCCCACAGGGTCCGCAGGGTGTGCAGGGCTTGCAGGGTGCAACGGGCGCACCGGGGCCGCAGGGCATACAGGGAGTTCCCGGTGCGCAGGGCCCACAGGGGCCGCAGGGCGAGACAGGCCCACAGGGCGCGACCGGCCCGGCGGGAGCTACCGGGGC